GTTTGCCATGAGTGTGATGAGTGCCAATAGCCCTAAGCGTAGCGTAGCAGTTACTAATAGGAAGTTCACTGAGTACGCCGTAGAGAACGGCTACTTGTTTAGTTAAGGAACAGTTATCATGAGTATGTTACCAACAGCAGAAGATTACGAGAATGTTATCGAGACCCTAGAGGCTCAGTGTGAAGCCTTACAAGTAGAGAGAGATGACTTACAGAAAGCAGTAGATATGTATGAGACCCAAACAATTTACCTAAGAAATAGCTTAACAGGATTAGCAGGAGAGATATTATGGTACTAAGTGCAGAGGATAGAATAACAAAAGCACACATAGCTTTGATGCAAGATAAGCGTACACTAGCATACTCTGGGCTACTGATGGTGGGCAGTACAGAGGTTAGCAATACATGTCCTACTGCGTCTACCAATGGTCGTGATGTTACTTACGGTAGGGCGTTTGTTGAGAGTCTTACTGATGGAGAGCTAAGGTTCTTAGTGTTGCATGAGACCAAGCATAAGTTGTATCAGCACCTATTCGTATGGCGTAAGTTGTATGAAGAAGATGCACAGCTTGCAAACCAAGCATGTGATTATGTGATTAACCTAGAGATCAAAGACCTTAACAAGTGGGGCGACTTCCTTGTGATGCCAGAGGGTGGGTTGTGTGATGAAGAGTATAGAGGCTTAGATAGCGGCGAGGTGTTCGCTAGGTTGAAGGAAGATAAGGAGAATGGTAAGGACGGTAAGGGTGAGCCTATGGATGGGCATGAGTGGGAGGAAGCTAAGGCGTTAGGTGAGTTAGAGAAAGATCAGTTAGCTAAGGACATATCAGCGGCAGTACGTACTGGTGCTCTACTAGCAGGTAAGCAGGGTGGTGAGGTAGATCGTAGCTTTGATGCGATGATGCAGTCTAAGGTTGACTGGGCTGAACAGCTCAGAGAGTTTGTGTCTAGTGTCTGTGTTGGTAAGGGTGATAGCACATGGGCTAAGCCTAACAGAAGATGGTTACAACATAACATGTACTTGCCTAGTCAGATCAGTGAGAGTATTGGTAGCATATGTGTAGCTATAGATACATCAGGTAGTATATCAGGGGAGGATATAACAAAAGCATTGTCAGAGTTAGTATCTATATGTGATAATACAACTCCCGAAAAGATTGATCTGTTGTACTGGGATACAGCAGTTGCCGCTCACGAGCAATATCGTGAAGATAATTATGCTGGACTTGTATCGTCTACTAAACCTAAAGGTGGTGGTGGTTCAAGTAGTGTATGTGTGTTTGACTATGTAGTTAAGCACAAACTAGAGCCTCAGTGCATCATCTTAATTACTGACGGCTATGTGGAGTACCCACAAACAACCCCATCGTGCCCTGTTATATGGGTGATGGTCAATAACAAACATACAGTACCTCCATTTGGTTCTGTGATAAGGGTGGACTGATGACAATAAGGGTAGATACTAAAAACAGGGTAGCTACCTCTATGGATAATGTGGTGCAGAAGCAGGGGGATGTGTTTCATTTTAGTGATGTGTCTGACCTTGACCCTCCTGTACCAGAGAGGATAGCGTTACTTAAACTATGTGCAGTAGGTGATATTGTGCCTGATGTAGGTATGAAGTTAGATGAAGATGTATATGTAGTACAACAGATGTAAAGGTTTCACCCCTGCCTTTCAGGGGTTGTTTAAAGAGGAAATAGAAATGCAAGATGATATAGTTGAAGACACTGAAGAAAGAGAAGAAAGAGAAGAAAGTGAAATGACGGATACACAACTTCTCCGTGAGATGCGAATAGGTATAGCAGATAAACTACTAAAGACCTTTAGTGTAGGAGAGTTAGTACCTCATAAGTGGATACAGAAGGAAGTAGGTCTTACGTTTCAATACGTAGATACTATGGAAAATCATAATGCGTTTAACAAATCATATGGTACTCATAAAAGCGCCATAATACACTTGGTACGTGAAAGGGGTAGCCGTCTCTTACGATCTGTAAAATCAAAAGGGTATTTGTTAGTACACCCTAAAGACCACTTCTCAATCAGTGCTAGTAAGAGTATTAAAGCAATACTGAGAGAGCATATAAGATTAGAAAAGTCCCTTGATTGCATTGACTACGAGCTCTTAAAATCTGTAGGTATTGGGCACGACCACCCACAGCTTATAGCTGATAGAGAAGCACGAGTGTGGATTGATACTTGGGTTAGGACATTAGTTTCTCAGGATAGACCAGAGTATATCGTTACCCTTGTGGAAAATGCTCTCAAGGAGCTGAGTAAAGCAGACGCTGCTGCGTACTCATGAAAGATATTATGTGGTTTGTGTTAGGTGTAGCAGTGATAGTAGGGGTAATACTATCTGCACTGGTAGATGCAGTTAAAGGGGTGTAATAAAAAGAATGGGGTTACATATGAACTGTAACCCCTTATGAGCGCAAAACAGCACAACGAGGAGTAATACAATGAAAACAAAATATATCATGAGTGAGGAAGAGATAGCAAGGAAAAAAGAAGTACGCAATGCTAAGGCTAGAGAAGTAAGGAAAACTTTAACAGAGGAGAGAAAGGCACAGATGGCTATTGTCTCTAACAAATGGTATGCCGCTAACAAGGTTGAGGCTAATAGGATAAGTAAGATTTCGTATCGTGAGAACAGAAAGAAAATATCTGAGGCTCAGAAAGTAAGACGAGCAGAAGCGAAAAAAGAATTAGCACTAAGTAAACAGAAGTACGCTTTAACCCTACCCCCCTCGAAACCTGTACCCTACGACAACGCTAAAGCGTATGCGTTCAAAGACATAGCCAAACTTATTGGTGTGACTAGTACCCAACTGATTAGGGTGAGAGATACGTTGACATATAAGATGCCTCCTCACATGTATATACGCTTAGACGGTACTGTCATCTATGAGAAAAAGGTTATTGATGAATGGGCTCCCTATGTAAGAGAACTTTTAGCGTTTCACAATATAGATGCACGAGGTAAGAAAAAGAAAGGTATTACAGTAACAGGCAATGCTCTCATGACAATCATGCTAAGACGGAAGAACAAGAAAGTAACAGCCCACTGTGATAAAGAACGTAGAGATATAGGTAAAGTATATGGTTAGGGACTTAGACTTTGCACTGATGATAAAAGTGCTATATGCAAAAGGGTGTGGCTTGTCAGAGATTGCTAGGCAGACTGACACAGCTATAGGTACGCTGAGTAGTGTGAAACAAGAGACGAAGAACCCACCAGCAGGGTGGTTAGAGGGTGTAGCTCTATTAGACTACTGGCTTAAGATAACAGGTGATAACCCACCACGTGTGGGGGATCATTACGAAATAGATGGGGATTGTGCAGATGAATGAGCATAAAGATTACAGAGTAACGGTACGAGTAAGGAATAACAATATACTTAAAATGATTGAGGGTAAAGGTATATCAGGTACTAAGGTAGCTAAGGATATAGGTATGTCTTATGCTGCATTATCCAGATACATCCACCTACGTGACTCTCCAATAGACGCAAAAGGTGCTGTAAAACTGACAGCACAAAGATTATGTGATTACTTTGGTATGTTGGTCGAAGAAGTATGGTCATTAGAGCAACTTACACCTATAGAATGTAACAGTAGAGAGGTTGAGTTCTCTTATCAAGAGCTAACACGGTTAGAGAATATATCTGACCCTGTATTAAGTCTTGAGAACGACCAATTAAAAGAGGTTATAGACTTTACCTTAAACACAAAACTAACTCCTAGAGAAGCTAAAATATTAAAGTTAAGGTTTGGGTTTGAAGGAGACCCTTTATCATTAGAGCAGGTTGGGGATATGTTTGATATAGGTAGAGAACGTGTAAGACAGATAGAAGCTAAGGCTCTTAGGAAATTAAGACACCCTACTAGACTTAATAGAGTCCGTGTTTGTTTAGGGGAGGACGAAATTGATATGTCACGTAACGGGTGGGACCCTGAAAGACTAGCTAAAGAAAAGTTAGAGGATGATTTGGCATTTGCAGTATATAGAAATAATAAGGAGCCAATAGATGAGAACTAAAGAGGGTGAAGTAAAGGCTATGGTTAAGAAGATACTAGAAGATGCAGGTGTATGGTACTTCTTTCCAGCGGCTAATGGGTATGGCAGATCAGCAATACCAGATATAATATGCTGTGTTCGTGGCGAGTTCTTAGCCATTGAATGTAAGGCGGCTAACCTACAACCTACAGCTCTGCAAGAACGTGAGCTGACTAGGATTAAAGCAAGCGGTGGGGTAGGTGTGTGCATCAATGCAGAGAACGTAGATAAATTAACAAACTTTATATCAGGTATGGGGTACAAGTAATGAAGGTGTTTGAACTGATATTAATTTGGTTCTTTGTATTGGTAATGGTAACGGTGAACATTCTATTGTTCCCTATCTATGCGGTGGTGACTTTAAGTAGGAGAGAGAAATGAAACTACAAGACTTAATAAGAGACACTAGGTTTACCCTAGTAGGTGATGGTAGCCACACAGTATTTAGGCTTGACCGTATTGATGCTGACTTTGCTGTGTGTTACTTAGGTGATGCTGCTGTGCATATATCTGTCGGCGCTGAAGTTGAGGAGGAAGGTAAGTGGTTGGACGTTGACTATTTAATGTCAAAGGCGGTGAGTAATGAAACTAAATGAGCTGGAAGGCTTTCCTGAACTAGGTAATACAATAGTTATTGATGGTATTGAATATGTTAAGAAACGTGAGCCTTTAAGTGAGGATAAACTTGATGCACTTGCTGAGGCTAATATAACAGATGAAGGTATTGCGGGATATTATTTAGGGTTTAGAGATGCAGAAAAAGCACACGGTATTGGAGGTGGGGAATGAGCAGAGTAACAGAATTAGCAGAGAAGTACGGCATAACAAGTAACAGAAATGACAATATAGAGATGTTTGCAGGACAATTATACAGTGATGGCTATAAGAATCGTAAGCTTGATAATGCAGCCCTTCGAGATCACTTTGCAGGACTTGCAATGCAAGGGGTATTAGCTATGGACGATGATATAGATTATAAATACATAAGTTCAGTTGCATACATCATGGCAGACGCAATGTTAGCAGAGAGGGAGAAAAAGTAATGCAACTAATGGTGATCGACTTCGAGAGCTTCTATTCCAAATCATACAGCCTATCTAAACTTACTACAGAAGAGTATATAAATGGTGATGAGTTTGAAGTTATTGGTATGTCTATCAAGTTAGGGGAGGCAGAGACTACGTGGCATACAGGGGATAGAGAATATCTAACAAGTATTCTAAAGGATTTATTCTGGGATAACATCACCCTGATAGCACACAACTGTTTCTTTGATGCTAGTATTCTTAGTCTTTACTTCGGTATCTTTCCTGCTAGATATATCGACACTCTATCTATGGCTAGAGCTATACATGGTATATCGGTAGGGGGAAGCCTAGCTAAACTAGCGACACATTATGACCTAGGGGAGAAAGGTACTGAGGTAGTAGATGCATTGGGTAAGCACTTAAAAGACTTTACTGCGGCTGAGTTAGCTAAGTACGGTGAGTATTGTATTAATGATACTGAATTAACCTATGCCCTATTCTATAAACTACTACCCCATTACAACTCCACCGAGCTAAGCCTAATAGATATAACAACAAAGATGGGTGTGGTGCCGAGGCTAGAGCTAGACGTACTGTTACTAGAGGAACATATATACGGTGTGAAGGCTGAGAAAGAACGGCTACTGGCAACTATAACAGTTGATAAGTCTGAGCTTACAAGTAACCCTAAGTTCGCTAAGTTGCTAGAGGGGTATGGGGTAGAGGTACCAATGAAGTTATCCCTTAAGACAGGCAAGATGACCTATGCATTTGCTAAGACAGATGATGGGCTTAAAGAACTACTAGACCACCCTAACTTAACTGTAAGAGCTTTAACTACTGTTAGGTTGAGTGTTAAGAGTACGCTGGAAGAGACAAGAACAGAACGCTTTATAGCTATAGCCTCTCGTATGGGTAAGCTACCTATCCCACTAAAGTATTATGGTACGGCTACAGGTAGGTGGGCTGCAGGTGGTGGGCAGAAGGTGAACTTCCAGAACATACCTAGAGGTTCTGCATTGAAAGAAGTTATCATTGCACCGGAAGGACAGATGATAGTAGGGGCTGACTTATCAAACATAGAACTGCGTGTGGGTATGTGGGTAGCTGGTGAGATGAACGCCCTTAAGATATTAGGTGATGGCGGAGACTTATATAAAGAGTTTGCTAGTAAAGCATTTGATGTGCCGTATGAGGAAGTTACTAAAGAACAACGGTTTATAGGTAAGACTTCACAACTTGGATTAATCTTTGGTGTCGGAGCGGCGAAGCTTCGAGGTGCTGTGAAGGCTGGGTCTGGCATGGACTTAGGTGAGGAGGAGTCTAAACGTATTGTTGACCTATACAGAGCTACCTACACAGGGGTTACTACGCTGTGGAAAACATGTACTACTGCCATTAAAGCTATAGCAGATGATTCTGACTTTACGTTCGGTACTGGGGGTTTGTATGTAGTAGAGGGTAAGAAGGGTATTAAGTTTCCATCAGGTATGTACATGCAGTATCCTGAACTAGAGCACAAGGTTAATATGGAGACAGGAGAGCAGGGATATAAGTATAAAATGCGTAATGGTTATGATAGACTATACGGCGGTAAGTTAACAAACAATCTAGTGCAGGGCACAGCCCGATGCATTATGTCAGAAGCAATGGTTAGAGTGAATAAGCGGTATCCTATCGTACTTACTATTCATGATGCTCTATATATCCTTGCTCCTGAAGCTGAGGCACAGGAAGCATTAGACTTTTTAATAGAAGAGATGACTAAGGTTCCCTCATGGATGCCCGGAATACCACTAGCGGCTGAAGGTGGGTATGGTAGAAGCTTAAAAGATGCAGGATAAGATGGCACTTAAACAATCGAACAAGAACCGTAAGAAAAAGAACCCTTTTAAAGCAAGAGAAAGATATGGCTGACATTGCAGACAAAGCCAATGACCAAGCCCAGCTTATACTGGAAAAACAAATAGAGTTACAGCGTGGTAGTGGGCAACCCTTAGATATATTCCAGAATGACTCAGGTGTATGTTGGGAGTGCGATGCCCCTGTAACAGATGGTAGGCGGTGGTGTAGTAAAGAATGTACTGAAAGCGCAGAGCGGAGTGGATGGTGAGGTGGGCTGACTTCATATTCCCCCCTATAAACCTTTGGTGTTACCCTAAACAATACGAGGACTATAAAATGCTTAACGAAGAAACCACTGTGAAACCTATATGGAAGGTAAAAACTAATGAGACTGTGGTTATGGGACGAGAAGGGCCTATCAAACACGACCCTGTTAACAGTCCTAGTCACTATACACATGGTGGCATTGACACAATAGACTACATAGAAGCAAAAGGTTTGGATAACGATGCTTATCTGTTTAATGTGATTAAGTACGTGTCTCGTGCAGGGTATAAGATAAGTAAGCTGGAAGATTTAAAGAAAGCCCAATACTACTTAAACCGTAGGATTAAAAGCTTAGAGGCGTCAGAGGGGTGATAGGGATGTTTAAAAGAATTAAAAGTTGGTTCTGTCCTCCTGCTAAAAAAACTTTTGTTGGGGTTAAGAAATGGTTCTGCCCTCCACATGTATGTAAAACATACCGTCAGTACTACGGGCTGAACCTAAAGATATGCCATGAATGTAGAAAAGAAAGCCCATTGTGGGAAATGAATATAATAAAACATCAACGATGAAAACACCTAGCTTCTCATACAGTTCACTGAGCCAATTTATTACATGCCCTAAACAGTATGAGGCGCATAAGGTTTTAAAGTACGTCCCTTTTACCGATACAGATGCAACCTTG